TGTTACCCACGAGCTCTTTCGTTTCGCCGTCCAGGCTGTTGAACGCTTCGGCGGCTTGCTTGGCAACGGTTAGGACCGGGGCGAACGTTTCAACTATCCCGACCGTGACATTACCAATCGATTCTATCGAGTCAATGATCAAATCAATGGCGTTTTCTATACCTTCCAGGGTCGTTAAATCAAGGTCGTTGTCTTTGAAGACGTCGCCAATGATCTTAAAAAGCCGATCCGCGACCGCTTCTATTTTCGTTGTGTCGATATTGTCGAACGCCTGCGGCAAAAGCTCGGTTATGTCCCCGAAAACCTCCGAAATTTTATCCTTTGCCTTATCCCATATGGTAAGATCCCCGAAACTGTCCACTACCGTTCTAAGGGCCGATTTCATACGATTTTCGAAAGTGTCTGTAGCATCCACAACGGAACCCATGGACCCGGCCAAATCTGATACACTCGTTTTGGCGGTATCCATGGCCAGCGCGGTTTTAGTGCCAAGGTCCTCAAATTGAGTACCTAACAGGCCAACGCCTGCTTGCATTTGTACCGAACTATCGTCCGTTTCGTTAAGCTTTTGGATAATGGTATCAAAGGCCTGTATGGCGGAAATTTCCCCCCGGCTTATGCTCCTTACAAATTCATCACCAAGGCCCAATTGTTTCAGGGCGTCGCCGGTCGTTTTACTTCCGTCTTGAATCCGTACCCTAAATTCTTTAAACGCGTCCGCGGCTTTATCCGTGCCTGTAATACCTTCGGTAAAACCGGTTTGCATGACACTGAAAAACTCCCCGGCGTCGGCCCCACCGTTCGAAAACTGATGGGAATACTCTGTAATACTTTCCAGAAAATCGCCGGATCCGTCAAGGCCGATCTGGTACCCCTCCGCTATAAAATTAAAGGCCTGTTTTGAGTCAAGACCAAACTCTTTCATTAAAGCAGATACGGACCCCATGACTTTTGTGTAGTCCGCGTCAAAAATTTCCTGCAGGGCCAACACGTTCGTGGTGATAGATTTTATACCCTCAGAACCTTCGTCCGTAAATTTCCTTTGGGCGGTTGCGGCAATGGTGAACACACCGGCCAAATTATCCCCAAAACCGGACGCGTAAACCTCACGGGCGACAACAGCGAAACGCTCCGCCTCTTCAATCGGCAGGCCAAGGGACCCGGCCATTTTTTTTGATTCTGTTTCTATATCGCTAGACGCCTTGATACCCGCGACGGCAAGGGCGGCGATAACAGCGTTTAACAGTAAAACCTGTTCCGTAATTTCTTTAAATGGGGTACCAACGTCGGTAAGGCTGTCGGCCCATTTATCGGTATTACCCTCTATCTGGTTGATAACTTTTGAAACTTGATCAACCCCGTTAAAAAGTACCGAAACTGTACGCGTAATATCACCCATTTTACTTGCTCCTTTTAAACCATATTCCCCATAACTCCCGTTCTAACGGCGTTTCGTAATCATAGGGTAATATATCCGGTCGCTGCTCTCTAAGGACCCATCCAAAACGCTCGCAAAGACTTAAACTTTGGGTCGTTTCTGGGTCTTCAAAAAGCTTTTGGGCTTTCCCGGCAGCATACCCAACCCCGTAAGCTCTAAAATCTTGTTAGTAATATCGTAAAAAACAACCGGGTTTGTTTTGCATATCTTCACCGCCAACTCTATATCACATTTAGGCTCGATACTCCCCAACACCATCCTATGCAACCTTTCCGCTATATCGTTGTTTTTCGTATCCTGGCCAAAATCAAAGATCGCCTTCAATGCCTCCACCTTATCGCTTATTTTCTCTTGTTGCAAGGCTGTTAATATCCCGGCGTAATCTTTATTTTTGGACGCGGCGGCTTTTGACATGGCGACTTCCGACCCGTAAAGCTGACGAACGACCCATACAGGGGCCTTTGAACCAGCCCCGGAAAAATATTTTTTTAATTCTGGTACGGAAACGTCCGCGGTACGATCGGTAAAACGTTCGTTTTTAAACTTTTTGGCGTCAAACTGCATAGGGTTGTACCTCCTTTGGGCTGAACATCTAAAAACGGGGGGTTTTTACGCCCCCCGTTGGGTTATGTGCCAAATATTAAACCGTCGTTACCTCGGCGGCAGCGGTTTCGGCGGATATAGTACAATCCGCCTTAACGTTACCACCGGGCGGAAAGCTCCGGGACACGCCAAATTTTCCTTGCATGATAAGATATGGGTCGTTAAGTTCGTTTTGCTTGAACTTAAAAAGCAGGTCCGCGTTTTTCTCCCTTAAAATGGCATCGCTGATACCATCGCCGGGGTAAAATGTAAACGAAGCCTGGTTAAGCGTTTCGGACGATCCGCCGATAGTACGCCCGTAAACCTGCGTGGACGTAGTGGTGTGGGTCGTTTCGGGCGGCACGAAGTCTGTAGCGTCGACGACCTCGGCAAAATCCGGGGTATAATAGGCAGCATATACCCGTTTTGGAATTGCTCCGGTATGGATCGCAGGAAGGGCGCTAAGAAACTCAACCCCAGCAAGACCAAGAACGCCGTTGGTAACATTAATGCGGTTGACGTTCCATAAAGGGTAATCGTACCGCTCTTGACTGTCACCCTGAATCTGTTTGATTTCGCTCGTAGCGTAAACAGCGGAAGCCTGCGAACTTATACGGATCTGTGCTACTTCAACGTAACCAACCGGAATAAGCGGCGGCCCACCATCTGCGGCCCTTACACTGGAAAATGAAGTATGCTCCTCGCCCTCTACGATGGCCGCCGTCTGGGAATCGTTTACCACGATTGAAATAATCTGGTAATTTGAAACCGCGGGCCGTGGAACTGATAGCGAAGCGCTGGCGCTTACGGCCTGCTTAACGCCTATCTGATAAACATACCCCGCCGCAACGTCCACTTGATCGGCGACCGTGTCCGGGGTAACCTCCAAACCATTGACGACACCGTCCGGGTAAACAGTAGCAGCGAAGCCGGATTTATTAGACCAAAAATTGTCTACGCTATTAAACGTTGCCTGGTCCCCGGAATCGCTCAAAGCCACCATAGCAACGGCGTTTTGGCTTGCCTCATAATACAATTTTGCATTGTCCGATAATGACATTTTTAATACTCCTTTTCCTATTGCGTGTAGGGGTTCCCCACACTGTATTTATATTGCACGACAAATACCACCGCCGCTCCCGCCACCTTGCTTTTCGCTTCCGGATGGGATCGCGGGCCGCCGCTCCTATAACGTATATAATTAGCCAATGTACACCATGCCTGGTCCTTGCGGGTGTAACACCGGATTAAATCCCCTAATAATCTTTCTTCCAAAACGGACGGGTTGGTACTACCCAAAAGGGCCACCATTTCAACTTGTATCAACCGGGTAATCCAACCGGATTGGTAAACCTCTTCCGCCTCTTCATCCCCAGGAAGGATCGAAAGGCCTGGAAGGTCCCCCGCCTGCAGGCTCAAAATGGCCCTTTTAACATTGCCCGCCGCTAAATTGGTGTAGTACCCATTGGCCGTTGTTATTTTCGCGCCCTGCGTGGCAAAATTTTGTATTATCCGTTCTATTATCGTATCAGCCATAGCGTTTTATTAGCCTTTCCGTTAAAACGTCCATTTGTTCCGCCTGTTTCTCCACGGCGAACTGTGTAACCTTATCATACAAACCCGGCCGGGCGTAAACGTCTTGTATCCGCGGCCCGGTCATGCGGTTTACCTTGAAACGGTATTTTTTTGGCAATTTTCCGTATTTCTTCCGGGGATCCACGGGTTTACCATAAGGGACCCCGGCTTTTCTTACACGTTCGAACATATGTTTTACTGTGGTACGCCCATTGCCCTTGGCTATAAAGGCATGCCTAAATTTTTGGGTGCCGGCGCCTTTTAAAACCTTAACGGAAATACCTGTTTTTAACTCCCTGGCCCCAAACTGAATTAACCCGACCGGATCCCCGGACGAATGCAACGCCCCGGAAATATCTAAAAACGAAGCTTTTTTAATTATAAAATCACTACGAATCCGGGCCGCTTTTAAGTTCATTATTTGCCCTATTTGCTTAGTCGCAAAGGTACGCGTAGGGATAAGGCTGTTGTTAATACTACTTGTCAAAACTTTAGGGACGCCCTGCTTAATTCCTGCCAGCATCCATCCAAGCTTTTGCCGCTCCCCGGCAGGTATTGTTACGTTAACTTCCATGAACATGCACCTTGACAAACTGACCGTTATTTTCCAAAAATTCCGCTACCGTCCACGTCCCAGCGTCCGGCCCGGAAGATACAACGAAAAGATCACCAATAACGGGGATACCCACAAGGGTGTATAACGCCTCCAAAATCGTCCCCGTTATTGGGACCTTAGTATCATAATCTGTGGGAAAAATAACGATTTCATGGGATAACACAACGCTGCCCGCGTCTGCCCCGTTAAACGTAGCAGGATAGCCAAAAAATTCGTTTGTTAGGATCACCGCCGCGTTACCCATGAAATCGCTAAATATAGCCATTCTGGCCCCCTTTTAGGTTGTAATATTACTCATGAGATACGAACAATTCACGGCGATATTACTTTTTACCGTTTTGCTATCGTCGTATGATGCTATGTGGGCTTCGTCGGTATCATGACGAACCCGGACAACATCGCCCCTTATCTTTTCGTCCCGATATGTTTCGACAACGGGATTTACAGGGCTTTCACGGGTCCAAAGGAACGTACGCCCGATACAGGGCTCCCGGATATCTGCAGAATTTGAAATGCGGGTAAGCATCGCGTATTCACCGGACCATATATCCGCCAAGGATGCAGACTGCCCTTTATTGGCGCTATTATACAGGCCACCGGCTACGAAAAGATACGGAACGCCCAGCATTTGGGCCATAATCTGCATGGAAACGTCTTCCATGGTAACCATGGGGAACGTATACTTTATCCGGTCGATGATCTGCGCGCACCCTTTCAGGTTTTCAAAAACGCTACGGTTGATAATCAGGGCGTTAGCTTCCACACCCTTGGCCCGTAGCGCAGCCTTACCAACTTTAATGTTGGTAATGGGCACGGCGTTGGTCGCGTCGTCCCATTCGTGCGTTACGTCCGTGGCGGAAAAGGTCGAAGCATTGAAAACCTTGTTGGCGATCCTTTTCTCCTGCGACCTCATGATAATATCAACCGCAATCTGGGTGCTCACGATTTCGTCATCAATTTTTGACTCGTTAAGGGATTTCTCCCGATCGTCTACCGGTTCTTCCCAACCATTTTCTTTTGTTGAATAGTAGCCCTCTTCCCATGTCCAATCGCCCCGGTTATAGGCCGATCTTGAAGCCCGCGCGGTTGATTGAAGCTGTAAAAGCTGCTCTACGGGCATTACCCGGTATGTACTGGACTGCTTGACGGTTTCAAAAATCGGCATAACTTGCAAACCGATATAACCCTTCTGGCCAATGTTGGACATTGCTTCGAATGCCACCGCGCCCAGGTCCGGCCTTGATACCGCTGTATCGCTTGTTGGATAACTCATAATGAAAAAACCTCCTATTAAATGTTAAACGTTAAAAACCAATATCTTAAGCCGGTACCTTATGCGAACGTGGCCGTGGCGTGTATGGTTACCCATTCAGTACCGGACCACTCAAGAACAAGATACTCGTCCAAGGCGTCAAAGGTTGCTACCTCCGGGTCGCTCGTAACATGGTTGGCGATACTAATGGTGGAACTATTGGATGCCTCGATCATTACCAAACGGGTTTGCTGGCCAATAAAAAGACCGGCCGCAAGGGTGCCATCTACGGCCGCGGCTGTAGAATCGATCTGGTTGGTGGAGCCGGGAACGACGACGGGCGCGGCTGTAGTTAACGCCGTGGCCGCAGGCTCCACGCTTTTAACAGCATAGGGCAGTACCTCGATGATATCACCGGGTGCAGAAGCCGCCGCCATAGCAATACCTACGGCGGTTAACCCACCCGTGGCAGGCAAGGGGGCTACTTTGCCGTCTGCTGCTGCGAAAACTTCCGCAAACTGTGCGATAGCTGCAGAAGCTTCAAGCTCTAACGTTCTATCAGGACTTAACAGGGTAACCGAAATATCATCACCACTGTCTTTCGCGTACGTTGTCGCACCAATGGGCTGATGTCCCAAGGCTGCGTCACAATAAATGGCGGTATTAGACGACGGCCTTACAAGACGATAGGCTGCAAGGTCTTCACCCGCTGTCAAAGTAATTGGGCTTTCACATGTTTTCATTTGTTTTTTACTCCTATGTTAAAATTATGGTTTGCTTTCGCCTATTGCCTGTTTTTAGCCGGAATGTTTCTTATAAAGCTCCGGGAATCTCCGAGCGGCCAGTTTATACGACTGCGCTACCGTGCAACCTTCCGCCGTCTGTATGGCCCTTGCGGCAGCCATGAAATCCTTTGGCTCTTCCGCAGCCTGGCCAGTAACCACGGGGGGCGTGTTGTCGTTTTCCAGGTTGTCAAGAATTTTCTCTTGTGTAGTCTTACCGGGCGTGGGGGTTCCTGTCCCCTCGCCGGCGGGCGCAGCGGCCACCACCGGGGCGGACCCCTGGATAGCCCGGTACTGTTCCAAGGTTACGCCGGAACTGACGATACCCGCAAACTTTTTTCCGTCCGCATCGCCAAAAAAGGCGGAAGCCATGGCCAATACGTTCTTGCTTGTGGCTTCCGCTGTTTTTTTCTCCGCTTCCGCCATTTGGTCGGCTGTGAACATGCCCTCTACGGCTGCGGCCTGTACCTCTTTCAAGGTTTCCGGGTGCTCTGCTGTCAATGTCTTTAAATCCATTTTTAATACTCCTTTTCCTTTGTTTACGGTCCCAGCCATGCTGACCGCATCGCCAATAAAACCGATTTTATCAGCTAAGCCAATATCCTTGGCTTGCTGGCCAATATAAGTACGCCCTTGCATGCCCGCCAATTTTCCGACGTCCAAACCACGACGATTAACCGCTACATGAGCATAAAAAACACTCTGCATATACTCCACTTCGTCCTGTAAAAGCTGTTTCTTTTCGGCGGATAATTTTTCATATGGAAGCCCAGCCGCCTTAAGCTCCCCGCCCCTTATGACCGTAGCCTTAACGCCCGCCATTTTCATGGCTTCCGTGTGTTCAAAAAGTACCATTAACACGCCTATAGATCCGAGCTCCGCAGTCTTAGAAACAACGATTTTATCCATTACCGACGCCAACCAGTACCCGCCGGATAAAATACCGCCGTCACTGTAGGCTATAATGGGTTTACTAAACAGCTTTATGACATTGCCCGCAGCATCCAGGCCGCCCACCGGGCCACCTATCGTATCGATATTAACCACAGCCCCTTTTATGCCCGGATCCGCTTCCGCTGCCATCAATTCACGCTGTAACATGGAAAGGGAAGCCCCGCCCATAAGAAACGAAAAAAACGATTCTTTGTTATATATCGTGCCGGCAAAACTTATAACCGCTACGCCGTCTTCCACCGTATACCGTGGCTTGTATTCCGGCTTTTCCGGCTGTGTTACCCGGTATTCATACGCCATTTTTGCGATATCTGGCGACTCCATGAACGTGTTGTACTGCTCCTCTAGTGCTGCGTAACCCGCGGGCGACACCGCCCACAAATTGAATTTATCCATTTTTGGCCCCTTCCGCTACTGGCTGCGATTCTGGTTTTGGCATTAAATTTGCCTCCGCTCTCACCTCTTCCGCCCGCTGTTCCAATACTTCATAAACACCAACGCCGCCGTGCTCTAAAATTACACGCTCTTTGGTTGTCACATTAGCCTTAAGCTTCATAATGTCCGCCTGTATCTGTTTGTAGGGCTCAATATCACCCTTTGGAGCTCCGAACCATTCCGCTGTAGTATAACCCCCCATATCTGTGTAAAAATCCCCGGATATGGGCAGTTTATCCCGCAGGTAAGCCTCTTCCATAAGCATGGCGTACTTGCGCTGGGGGTCCTTCTGGGCTATCCGGGTACGGTGGTAAGTATACACGCGCCATGCTTCCAACATGGCAGACCGAAAACCGGCAAAACTTACCCCGTCAACGTCCTTAAACAACACCGGGTATGGTACGCCCGTGGACATGGAGATACCCTTTTTTATAAGCTTGGTAAACGGCCCAAAGTTAGTACCGGGCCTGTCTGAACTTAACAAATGGGGCTTTTCCCCCGTATTGCCGTACCAAATTTGGCCGGGGTCTACTTCCTGGACCCTGCGGTTAAGATCGTGGGGGCTTTCGTTATCCGTCCGTCTAAATTCATTAGCTATCTGGTTGGGGTCCGCTTCTGTTTCCACAAATATGGAGATCATGGAAGCAATAACCGAACCTATAAGCTCCGACCCCATAAGGTCCGCAAAATCCCGAAAAAACCGCATGGAAGGGGCTAAAAGGGGGTAGCCCCTGGTTTGTTCCGGATCCTTGGTTATATAATCATGCAGGACCACCCATCTGTGCGCCCTCCTGGCGGGTATGTACGTAAAATTTGCGGACATATCCGACAAATACATGCCGCCGTACCCCGTATTTTTTATAAAATACCCGATTGGCTCATCCTCTGGGGAAAATTTGATGCCCTGTCGTATGGTAGGGTCGCGCATTAAATCCGTGGGGGTCTTAAGCCGTAGCGGGTTTATTACCTGCGACGTCAAAGAGTATTCCCGCATTGGATGCTTTTTCATGCGTATGACCTCTAAGGATTCGCCGAAACCAAAAAGACACCGAGTTTTTAAATGCTGTATTTCCCCGTCTGTCATTCTTAACCCGATATCCGCCGTTTTAGAATAGTCTTTATAAATTTCCCGCTGTACCCGTTCGATTTCACGGGCCTCTTTTTTGGTTATTCCAAGGCGTTTATAACTTAACGTCGGTTTTGGCTGCAGGCCCGCCCCCGTTATCGTGGTTGCAAACGAATTTATAATGCCGTCCGCGTGGGGGTCGTCATTAACAAGATTAATGGACCGGGCTATAATCGTTTCCCGTTCCCTGCTTTCATGATTTTGATCGAAAAATCGGGCGGGTATCCAGTTTGCAAGCGAACCGCTACGGCTTGCACCGTCCCGCGAAAAAAAAGGCCCGCCACCTGATCGGACCATCTTTTTAAAGGGTAGACCATTACTTTGTAGTATTGCGCTATTAGCCACGATATATCACCCCCTGGTTAACGGTTAAGCCCGCCGAATTTTCAGACTTGTACCGTTTCATAAGCATAGTTTCGCGGGCGGTTAGCGCGCCCAAATCAGCCAAGGTAACAGTTTTCCCATCCCATGATCCCGACTGGCCGCTACAAACGTTTGAAATGGCGGACTGTACCTCTTCTAATTGTTCCGTGGTTGTTTTTATGGCCATAAAAAAAACCCTCCTTTTCTGTTAAATATATGCATAATAAAAATAATTGTACAAAATTAAACGTTTATCTTCGATTTAAAAAACTCGGCCTTTTATACCCGTTCGTCTTCTTTTCCTGGTTGGGGGGCGGACCTTGTGGCTTCGGGCCGGGTAATTGTAACAGGTTAACCCCACCGCCTGGCCATTCCGGGGAAGCCAAAGCAATATTGCCTATTTCGCAATCCAGTAAATGGTTGTCGTCGCGGATCCTCACCCATTCCGGTTGGTTCCTATCGTTAAGCTGTAATTCTTCCGCGGTTACCTGTAACATATAATCCCGGCCGGTAAGGTTATGCAAATACGCCGCCATATCCCCACCCACTATCGCCTGCTCGATCCGATAATGAAACGCCTCCTTCAACATGTTAGTATTAAGGTGCACCAATTGCAGGCCCCCAGGAAGGGGCTTACCGCTGGGGGTCTTGTCCAAGGCCTTCCCAACATTAAGCACCCCCGGCAAGGGCCGGGACGCGCCCTTAGTACCCCAGACACGACAACCCCGGCCCACACCGTTACGCCGCAGCCACCAGTACGTTTCTTCGGTCATGCTCATAGACTCATATTTTCCCCCGCCTCCGGTATCCACCCCAGCCCGCCAAATGTACATAGGAAAACTTTTACCCTCAATAGGGTACGCCGTATCGAATATAAGGGTTTCCACATCCTCCCAGGTTGCCAATTTCCCGTAATGAATTAACCACGATGTAAAATCCCGCGCCCAGGCCCGCACAGCGAACCAAAAACCGGTTTTTTGGACGTCTACAAAGCACGTCAAAGCAACGGCAAGGGCCGGAACTGTCTGCGGGGAAATGGGGGCTTTTGCTTTTAATATCCGGCTTTCCGATACCGCCCGAATCGTCTGTTTAAAAGGCTCCGCTAAAGCGCTGTTAACAAAGCCCTGTATAGCCCCTATCTTTTTTTCCCCTGGAAGCTTAAAACAAACAACGAACTTTTCCACCAATGTGGCTAAATCCCCGGCGTCCATCAATGACATAATACGATTAAAATGGTTCCAATATTTCCGGCCTGTGGCTCCGGGGGTCCGGCTTACCTCTTCCCCGGCCCGGACGGCTTCGTTTTTCTCCTGCGTGGTCCATAAGGCCTTACACGTCCCACACTGGTACCGGGCCGTCTCTTCTATCTGCTTCCGGGTAGCCTTCCGGCCGCCCTCCCACACAACCATACCAAACGGATGGGGCGCCCCATCTTTCCCGATATACTGATAATCCCGGAAGCCATAACAATATTTCGGGGACCATCGAAGGGGCTGCAGCATACCACAATACGGACACCGGCAATGCCAATCTAAAAGTACGTCCGCCGTTTTGGCCAAGGCGGTTATATTTCCGTCCGCCAACGTAGGCGTCGACAGAAATATATGAATGAAAAAGCCCCGTGGCATAGCTTCCGTCCGCTCACGTAGCAACGAAAGGCTAGACGCCTCTTTTGATTTCATATTATATCCGGGCTTGTCTATTTCGTCGCCAATTATAACCCGCTTCGGGCGGGTAGCAAGCTTGGCAACGGAAGACGCCCAGACAAAATCTATACGCGCCCCATTTGGGGTTTTGATTTCAGATTTATTAAATTTGGGACCACGATAAAGGCGGTTTAGGTGCGGGGAGTCCTTAAACATCGGCCCAATTTTTTCGGTCGCCACATAGATAGCCGTGTCTTCGTCGGCCAAGCATACCATAACGTCGGACGGGTCCTGGTCTACATAATACCCGGCGACGTTCTCAACAAAAGCAACCGTCCCGCCAAATTGTGCGGGTTTGCATACACTTTGTTCGTCTACGTCTACGGAACAACAACGATTTAAAACCGGTTCAAAAAAAGGCACTATTTCAATTTTATAAAGACCCTTGACGGCTGACAGGCGGCCAAGCTTTCTATATTTACAGGACCATTCCGTAATGGTAATACGTTCCGGCGGCTTGGCTGCTTCTAACTCTTCCGGGGTCCATCGTATCATAATGATGCCATTTTACGTGCCCAGGGGACCCACCCAGGGGAAAAAATGGTATCATAAATCGGACGGGATCCGGATCCCATCACCGGGTTATGTGGTATCATTTCTTTTTTCTTCCTTTTGGCTTTGGCGTAAATTTCCCGGTACGGGCGAACTTGTCGCGGATTTCCCACATTTCCTTATCTAAAATTTTCCTGCAGGCTGCGACGTCACGGCCTGCAATGAGCGGGGCCAGCCGCAGCGCGACCGCGCCCAGGCCGCCGGACACTTCGGCCACACGCCACGCCCAAGAATCCATAAACTCAGACACAGGTATACTGCCCTTTTCGGCTTCGTCTGCTAACACTTTTTCCCGGCGGGATCTATGGCCCCAATATTCAAGCTTGACGTCGTTAATGCCTTCGGTATCTTCCGCCATATTATATATACGTTCTAGCCACCAGTCATGCAAGAGTTGCAAATTCCATTTACCACGCCCCACCTTTGGTGCGCCCTGGCCGCCCCAATGCTGTACCGTTCGTTCCGCTACCCGGAAAAAATCAGCCGCCTCTTTCGTGCTAACCGTTATC